ATATTACCCGAATATTCATTAGTTAAAAAACCGCACCAGCGGATTAAGTATCAACATGAAGAAATTGTTGATATAGCGAATTGTGCAGATCCCACCGCTGGCCCTAGGCACTTTCTAAAAAACTTTTATTACATTCAACATCCGACTAGGGGCAAAATATTATATCAACCATACGATTATCAAATTAGATATATTGATGTTTGTCATCAAAACAGATTCAGTATAGCACTGTTGCCTCGACAGAGCGGTAAATCAACAACTGCAGCCGGTTACTTGTTATGGTATGCAATGTTTGTTCCTGACAGCACAATATTAATCGCTGCACATAAGTATCAAGGTGCACAAGAAATTATGCAACGTATACGATTCGCATACGAAGCCTGTCCGGATCATATACGTGCTGGTGTAACCAGTTACAATAAAGGCAGCATAGAATTTGAAAACGGCAGTCGCATCGTTGCACAAACAACCACAGAAAATACCGGTCGAGGTATGAGTATTTCTTTACTATACTTAGATGAATTTGCATTCGTTCGTAATACTATTGCCAAAGACTTCTGGACAAGTATTGTGCCTACACTAAGCACTGGTGGTAAGGCGATTATTACCAGTACCCCAAACAGCGATGAGGATCAATTTTGGGAAATTTGGAAAGCAGCTAATAAATGCGTTGACGATTATGGAAACGCCACTGATCTTGGCCGCAATGGATTTAAAGCATTTAAAGCCACATGGGACGAGCACCCAGATCGCGACGAAAAATGGGCCAACGAACAGCGTGCACAACTCGGCGACGAAAGATTCAGTCGAGAGATAGAGTGCAATCCTATTATTTTCGACGAAACTTTAATCAGTGCAATAGTATTAGCTGACTTAGAGTTTAAAGAACCAGTCTTTAAGCAAGGTCAGATACGTTGGTATAAAAAGCCGGAAAAAAATAAAGTTTATACAATTAGTCTAGATCCCAGCCTAGGTACCGGGGGCGATCCAGCAGCTATACAAGTTTTTGAATTACCTAATTTAATTCAAGTAGCCGAATGGAGACACAATAAAACAAATATTCAAATGCAAATTCGATTATTAAAAGAAATTGCCGAATATATATTTGATATCACCAATGATGAAAACAGTATATTTTATTCAGTAGAAAATAACACTTTAGGCGAAGCAGCATTGTTAGCTATAAATGAGCTAGGCGAGGAAAATATCAGAGGTAGTTTTTTATCCGAGCCCAAACAATCTGGATCAGGTAGAACATACCGAAAAGGATTTAATACAACACATAAGAGTAAACTATTGGCCTGCAGTAAATTAAAAAACTTTATCGAAAAACAAAAAATGATCGTTAACAGCCAAAGTTTAATCAGTGAACTTAAAACTTTTATCGCATCGGGCGGCAGTTTTGCTGCTAAAGCAGGGGAAACCGATGATCTAGTAATGGCTACACTGCTGAATATCAGAATGGTACATTTTTTGCAAAGTTATGACGCAGAATTGGACAGTAAATTAAAAGAGCAAGAAGAATTCGTGGCTCCAATGCCTTTTATTATGATAACTGGATAAATACAGTACTATGAAAAAAGAAATTGACCAAACAGCCGAAGAAGTTTTCAATAAAATAAGATCTCGATTCGAGGATGTGACATTAGGTGACGAAAATGCCAAAGCCACCGATGAACCCAGTAAGGCTCGATTTTTTAACTTTGAATATGTAGATTCCAACGGAAAAAACTTTGGCGATGTTACTATCAGTATAGTAGATAATAAAACATTGAGTTTTAATTTTGGTCGAGAGATACCTAAATCAATGGATCAAAGTGAACGTAAAGAATGGTACAAATATCTAGAAGAAATGCGATTCTTTGCTATGGCAATGGATCTAAATTGGCAACCCAGAGATCTTACACGACCTGCACTTAAAACACGTGACCTAAAGGCTGTAGCAAAAATAGAATCTCCTTTGAAAACTGCTAACGTTTCCATTGGTGAAAGCCGTATGTTCGGTTCCAGTAGAATAAGCTATGAATCCTTAGGTTCGCATCGATTAATAGTTAAACACAGCCGAAGAATCGACGAAGAACGTCCGGGTGTAAGATCGAGACACATCGAATCCATCTATATTGAAAATCAAGACGGCGAGAGATTCAAATCTCCTAGTCGCAGTTTAACTGTTAGTCGTGCATTGGCCACACATTTGGCTGAAGGTGGTAAACCCTACGACGAAGTCTACGAAGGTGTATGCAAGTATGTAGATGAAATGAAATCATTGGGGGCATTTCTTAGAAGATCTAAAGTAGAAAACTACGAAGATCCTGAAATCAAAGGATTAGTCAAGGAAGCTACACAAGAATACGCAGAAGGTAAAAATCTTCTAAGACAAATGGCTAGACCTAAACATTATCAGGAATGCGTGTCCAGAATAATGGAAAAAGTCAAAAGCTCTCCTAACGAAAAAGATCAGGATCATCTTAAAAACAAATTCACTAAGCAGATCATTGATGACCGTGTAACAAAAGCATTACCCACTATCAGCAAACTTTATCATCAAAGATCCGATGCTAAGAAAACACTAATGGACAAGCAAAAATGGTTATTTGATCAACAACTTATTAACGAGATAGCACGAAATATTTCTATGTATGAATCTGCTATTTCTTATAAGAGTATGGAACAAATGGTCGAACACGTACTAGAAAACTTAACTGCTCATTTACAAGAAAACGGACAACAAGATCTAGTAGAGTTCGCTGATCACTGGAAAAATGAATACAAAACAGTTGGTGATAGTCTAGAAAAACAATTAATTAACAGATTCGTGGTTGAAGTCTATCGTGCTGCCAAGGCATTGCCTAAAACAGAAATGATCGCTAAACCTAAAAAAGATTTGGTTGCAGAGTTGTTGGAAGATCTCGACGACGATATTGACGTTGATGAACTGCAAGACATTTTTGACAGTGAATTAAAATTTGGTCCCAATGGATCTAACGCTATTGCTGCATTGGAAGATATTTTAATAAATGACAATCTAAATGACTTACTTTACAAAGAAAGTAAAGATACTCCAGACCAAGATGCCCGTCCGTTGATCAAATATTGGTTAATGGATAATCATCCCGAAGTTCACGATCAACTCGATTTCGAAAAATTAGAGTCTGCCAAAGAACCCGAAGCCGAAACACCAGAGGCACCTGCTGAGCCCCCTCCTCCAGCACCCGCAGCCGAGCCTGCAGCAGCACCCGAAACACCCGCAGAGCCCGGAGCTACTCCTCCTGCACCCGGAGACGAAGAAGCAGCTATGGCAGACTTGAAAAAACTAGCTGGAATTTAATTTCACCTTTTTAGTTGCATCATAAATAATACTGTCGTACAATTAATGCTGTAGATTAATTCTACGATTAAGTTAAATCATTATGGCACATTTATTAAGGAGAAATCATCATGGCTTTAACATTGGCAGAAATCAGGGCAAAACTTCAGGCACAAGACAACAAACAAACTTCAGGTCCTTCGGATAGTGCAGTCTTTGCACATTGGAATATCCAAGAAGGTGAAACAGCAAAAATCCGTTTTCTACCCGACGGCAACGATAAGAACTCATTTTTCTGGGTAGAGCGTTCAATGATTCGACTTCCTTTTGTAGGTGTAAAAGGACAGCCAGATTCGAAACGTGTAGAAGTACAAGTACCCTGCATCGAAATGTATGGCAAAGAATACAATTGCCCCATTCTTGCAGAAGTTCGTACTTGGTTCAAAGATCCTAGTCTAGAGGAAATGGGTCGTAAGTATTGGAAAAAGAAATCATATCTTTTCCAAGGATTTGTTCGTGAAAATCCACTTACCGATGATTCCAAACCCGAAAGTCCAATTCGTCGATTCACTATTAGTCCACAAATTTTTAATCTAATTCGTGCAGCACTAATGGATCCAGAAATGGAAAATCTACCCACTGACTATGAAGCCGGACTCGACTTTATCGTCAGTAAGACCAGTAAAGGTGGGTATGCTGATTACAGTACCAGCAAGTGGAGTCGTAAAGAAACTGCTCTTAGCAGTGAAGAATTGGCTGCAATTGAAAAGTATGGTCTATTCAATCTCGGCGAGTTTTTGCCAAAGAAACCCACTGATGTTGAACTCAAAGTTATTAAAGAAATGTTTGATGCTTCAGTAGATGGAAAACCATATGATCTCGAAGCATGGGGTAGTTACTACAAGCCTTATGGACTTGGTAACAACGATCAAACTCGTTCCGCCGAACGAACTCAAGAGGCAGCTAAACCTGCAGCTAAAGTTCAACCACGTGTGGTAGAGGATGACGACGACGAGCCTCCTTTTGCTCCAGCAGTTGAAGAGGCACCAGAAGTTGCTGAACCGATTCAGTCAGCTAAACCCAAAGCCGGTGGTAATCAACGTGCTGAGGATATTTTAGCAATGATTCGAAATCGAAGCAAAGTAGCTTAATCACCCAGGGGGAGCAATCCCCCTTTTTCTACTTTATAAGGATAAAATATGGCTAAACCTTTCGACGTCTCAAAATTTCGCAAAACAATAACTAAGAGTATTGAGGGCATTAGTATTGGATTTAATGACCCAAAAGACTGGATTTCAACAGGAAATTACGCCTTAAACTACCTAATTAGCGGTGATTTTAAGCGTGGTGTACCTCTTGGTAAAGTAACAGTATTTGCCGGTGAATCAGGTGCCGGTAAGAGTTTTATTTGTTCAGGTAATCTTGTTCGCCAAGCACAAGAACAAGGCATCTATGTAGTGCTGATCGACACAGAAAATGCACTGGACGAAGCTTGGCTAAAATCTGTAGGTGTGGATACTGATGAAGATCGATTGCTGAAACTTAATATGGCAATGATCGACGATCTTGCTAAAATGATTTCAAACTTTGTCAAAGAGTACAAAGCATTGCCTGCCGACGATCGTCCCAAAGTTCTGTTTGTGATTGATAGTTTGGGTATGCTACTTACTCCCACTGATGTAAATCAGTTTGAAGGCGGTGATCTCAAAGGCGATCTCGGACGTAAACCCAAGGCACTAACTGCATTGGTTCGCAATTGTGTTAACATGTTTGGCGATTTAAATATTGGCCTAGTAGCAACTAATCATACATATGCGAGCCAAGATATGTTTGATCCCGATGATAAGATCAGTGGCGGCCAAGGATTTATCTATGCCAGTTCGATTGTGGTTGCTATGCGTAAGCTAAAGCTCAAAGAAGATGAGGATGGTAATAAGATTTCAGAAGTACGTGGTATTCGTGCTTCTTGTAAGATTATGAAAACTCGTTATAGCAAACCATTTGAAAGCGTACAGGTAAAGATCCCTTACGAACAAGGAATGAATCCCTACAGTGGATTGGTTGATATGTTTGAGGGGCGTGGAATCCTAGCCAAAGATGGTAATCGTCTAGTAGCAGTTCTCAGCGACGGAACCGAAATTAAACAGTTCCGTAAAGCTTGGGAAAGCAACGAAGGTAATTGTCTGGATCACGTTATGGCTATGGTGCAGGAAATTCCCGGCGGATTGTTTAAATCGGTCAGCGAAGATCCTCAACCCGCTTTAACTGAGGAAGAAGCAACATGAGTATCGATGTAGATGTTTTAGTTGAAGCATATTCAACACTAAAACAGTATATTACACCCAAGGATCGACAAGAAGCTGCTGATGCATTAACTAGTATACTAGTTGATTTGCTCAGCGACGACGATCTCAAAGAATTTTCTTTAACTGATAATTATACCAAAAACAGTTTCAAAGAATATTCTTCGGGTTACGAAGATGATAACGTAGACGAAGACGAAGATTCAAACTACTGATGTGGTATACTCGCATAACACAAGATCTGGCAGTATTGCCAGATTTTGTTTCCTATTATCAAAAAGAATTGGCCGATGCAAGAAAAGAGTGTTCGGTTAAAGGTAACATTGAGCGAAACCTTGCTGGACTGCCTGGTATTACAGAATTCAGATTTAATCAACTGCAAGAGATTGAAGCAGTACTAAATTTTTTGAATATCCAGCTTAGGCAGATACGTAGACAGCATTTTCAAAAATATCTTGAAAATTATAATCGAGCACTTTCCAGTCGTGATGTAGATAAATATGTTGATGGTGAACCCGAAGTAGTTAATTTTGAAGTATTGATTAACGAAGTGGCTTTGCTACGTAATAATTATCTTGGTATATTAAAAGGATTGGAAAGTAAAAACTTTATGCTAGGGCACATCACTAAGCTAAGATGTGCCGGACTTGATGACCTTTCGATTTAATCGACCCGGAATCAAATTTAATGATTTGATTCTACTGTCGTTAATTGGGAGTAGCATTTCTTGAGTAAAGTTGTGAAACCATTTTCTTTTAGTTGTTGGTGTCTGACATCGTGATCCGTGATATTTAGAATAGTTAGGTTTGTCGATTTCTTTATTGCAAACCTCGCAAGTAATTTTATTTTTTCTTAGTAATTTTTGAGCTTTTTTTAAATGTAAAATTGTTTCTTCTGAATGTTTCTTTTTAAAAAAAGAATTTTTTTCTTTAGAGTGGCCAAATTTAATTCTTTTTTCAGTTTTTGATAAAGAATCCATCCACTCGTTCACACTTTTTTTGATCTTGTTACGAATATTTGTGGGTATTAGTTTGTTTTTATTCCATGGAATCGCACCCGAAGTTCCATCGCCTCCATCTGTTAAATTTCGTAATATTCCTGTGCTTATATCCTTACGACCGTACCATCTAATCATTCTTCTTTCTAAGGCAAAAGCACCTATTTCAGTGAGATTGCATTCTAAGAACACTATTCTAGACCTATCTTTAGGCACAACAACCGAATGATTTTTTTGAAATGCTCTTTTGCCTTTTCCTTTGCCGATATAGTAGGGAGTTAGGTCCTTAGAACGCAAGTAAGCATAAACATAAAAACAACATGGTAAATACATTTGCTGTAACTCCTTCGCAGTTATAGGGCAGGTGGATGTTGACGCATCGCGATCTGCATAAACTATTTATCGATGTGTAGTTTATTTTGATGCAGTAATATCATAGGAAATCGGTATGAGTGAATTTACAAGACTATTTGAAAGTGTGGGACTTGCTAATCGCAAACCCGGGCAAGTATTTCAAAATCCCGCTGGAGATGAATTGACATTTCAGAGTCTAGAATTTTATCCCGATTCCGGTGGTGCAGAAAGTGCCGAGGAACTTAATCAGTTTATAGAAGATCAAGAAGCAATTTTAGGTCGACCTATTCAATGGACCAATATAGCTACACCTCGCTCGTTGGGCGTAGGTATTGCCGAGTTCAAAGACAATACTGGTAATAGCGTATATTTTGGTCGATATTTTAAAT